TATCAAACCCTTCAAGTGGAATTCTTTGTTTAGCGTATCGACTGGCAGAGAATTCTTCGATGAGAATAATGACCTTGTCTTTCCCCACCATATTGATTATGAGTGTGAACAATATGACACGTGTTTTATGGGCTTCGCCCACAATGGTATCATTTACGCTCCATCCAATCAAAATATGAAGTTTGGCCTACGAAGATTGACTTGTAAGCGTATTATTGATGGTGACCCACGCGGATTCGATGTAGATGATGAACTAACGGCTAACCAGTTCAATTTCTTCTCAACACCACAAGCGCAAAGCGTGACAGACACTCTGCGAGATGAGCTTCACCGATATAAGTCAGAGCATAATTTTACTTATGATACCTTGGACCCGGTTTATCTCAATGATTTTGTGGAGCAACCGCACATCAAAAAGATATTACGAACACGTGGGCTGGACTGGCTATTTTTTATAGGACGGTATGCATACCCTTCTTGGATGTTAAAAAGCGCGTTGATTAAAGCTAAGGTGAATGAGATAGCCAAAGCTGGGAAGTATATGCGCGTTATCGCCGATCTTGGTGTCACGGCTAGCCTACAGGGAGCAGAGCTCATGGCCTTTGCCAAGAAATTTCTCATGCAATATGATTGTCGGTATTCTTACGGTAATTCCAGAGGTTTAATTGTTAGGTTTATAGCCAAACCCAACATAACTGATTTATCGTACTGGATGAACCGTTGTTGGTTTGACCCTGTCACCCATGATGACATCTTGCTGGTTCATGGTGATGACACTCTACTATCTATTGTTGACAATGACGGTAACCGCCGATGTCATAATATGGACATAGCAAAATGCGACGCATCTCATCGCGACCCGATCTTTGAAGCAATGTATAATATACTAGACGAGGAGAAAATGACTAATCTCATGCGAGCCAAACTCTTTGAGCCCTTCCAGATCTTTAGCACTGAACGCGCTAGAGTAGTTTTAACTGCAAGAAGATGCTGGTTACCATCAGGAGACGTCATTACAACTTTTATCAATACCTTGGTAGCGTATTACTTCGGTAAATTGTTTGCAGAAAAGATTAGACACGGTATGGAGGCCACAGAACACAACGCCATTAAGACGTATGAGGAGGTTGGGTATATTGTTGAAAGTGAGCGGTGTGAGATTATTGAAGACATGCAATTTCTCAAACACTCATTGGTCGAGGACATTCTAGGTAATTACATGGCCTGTATTAATCCAGGAGTGTGGATGAGAGCCTCAGGGAGATGCTTTGGCCCATTACCAGGTAGTAAGGGTACCTCACTTGAAGAGCGAGGCAACGCCTTCCAAAGCCTATTGATGTATGGGTTGATCGGGAATGTTCGTTGCAAATTGATTGAGCCAGTATTCGTACCAGGAAGAAAAGGATCTAGGGAGCTTTACGCTAAAGCAACAGTTAAGGAGGCAATCTTCTTGTCCACACAGAACGATAGGTTCAGGGACGATCCAGAACTTAACACTAGACCAGTTGTACGGTGTACCGGTGAAGCATACTTCAGGCGATATCGAGTTAGTACAGAGGAGCTAACTCATTTCGAGATGTGCATGAGCGATTTCGGATACGGATGCCACATCTATTCAGCACTTAGTGACAAGGTGTTGAAGAAAGATTACGGCTTACAATGCCCTATATTGTAAGTAAGTCACTTGTGATCGGGGGTAAAATAGATCACAATATAATCATTTATAAATAAAAACAAAAAACAAAAAACAAAATAAAAACAAATAAAAATCAGTAATGTATACAATGCGGGGCACGAAGGTGCCCCCCCCCC